TGAAAGCTAACCTAATTTATAAAAAGATAAGACGAGTAGAAAAGAAAGATGTACTAACACTAGTCTGGGTAGACAGTGTACCCTTTCCTTTCGAGGTAAAGAGACCACCGCAGTTACAATTTAAGTATGCGGGTATTCTTTACATTAATAAACAACCCTCGTATTTGTACAACTTTAGTACAGATATGAAAAAAACAACATGGAGAAAAATATGAAAAAATTATTATTTTGGATTATAGATTGCTGGAGAGTCGTTATGGATAATCGATTCAACCCGCTAAGACACATACCTGATGCATCAATACAAGCGTACTTTACACTTGTGCTATTTACTATGTGGTCAATATTCTTCGGATTTATAGCTACTTATTATATGGGCTGGTATGGTTACGACATCGTAACTTCTATCATTGTTCACTTAGTAGTTGTAATACCAATTATATTTACTAACATTGTATTTCACGAAGCTGAAAGAGATGGACGCAACTGGTATACAGAACATAGACAAGAGCAGTGGAAGAAGAAATTATTTCCACGAGGCAAAGCTAATGTAATTAAATGGGATATAGATAACGAAGCATGAAGATAGTAATAGAAATAGATACGGATAACGACCAGGATATAAGAACTATCGAAGAGCTTATCGCACTATTAAGAAAGAATGAAAGCAGTTCTAAGTAACAGAATATTCATGGAAGTTACTACTGCTTATCAGTCGAAACTTGATGAAGAACTAACATATGCAATACCTGCAAGGAATCCTATGGACCCGCCTTTCATAATAAAGAATATGGCAGTAGTTAGAAGAGGTTTAGTTACTATACCTATCGGAAGAATGGATTTGATACCAGAGGACTACGAGATAGTTGATAAACGAACAACCATGCCAGTAGACCCTCTTGACTTTAAGTTTACTTTACGACCTTCGCAACAAGAAGTGTATAACTCACTAGACGACAGCGCTATAATAAACGCTTGGGTCAGTTGGGGGAAGACTTTTACTGCGTTAGCAATCGCAGGTAAGCTGCAACAGAAAACACTTGTTGTTACTCATACACTTTCACTGCGAGCGCAGTGGGAAAAAGAGTGCGAAAAAGTATTCGGGGTCAAGGCGGGTGTGATTGGTAGTGGAAAGTTTGAAATAGATGCTCCAATCGTAATCGGGAATGTACAAACTTTGTACCGACGACAGAAGGATATACACAATGTTTTCGGGACTATCATACTCGATGAAATGCATCACGTCTCCTCGCCGACCTTTACACGAATTGTCGACTCAAATCGTGCGAGATATAAGATAGGACTTACTGGAACTATGGAACGTAAGGACGGACGTCATGTGGTATTTAGAGATTACTTCTCGAATACAGTATATAAACCACCAAAAGAAAACTACCTCAAACCTCATGTAAAAGTAGTAAAAACAGGAATAAGATTCATGGACGGAGCGCATACACCATGGGCAGAGCGAGTGAATCAACTTGCCTATGACTACGAGTATCAGAACATGGTAGCACTTATGGCAGCCAAGTATGCCGCGATTGGACACAAGGTTCTTGTAGTCAGTGATAGAGTTGACTTTCTAAAGCGTTGTGCTAAGATGGTAGGCAGTAATGCAATCTGTGTAACAGGGGATGTTCCACACGAGAAAAGAGCTGAACTTATTAAAGATATATTTACAGAAAAGAAAGACATATTGTTCGGAACACAAAGTATATTTTCGGAAGGCATATCCCTAGACTGTCTTAGTTGCCTAATTTTAGGTACTCCCGTGAATAATGACCCACTACTAACACAGCTTATAGGAAGAATCATAAGAGTATACGAGGGTAAACCTCAACCTGTTATTCTAGATTTGCACCTCGTTGGCAAAACTGCTACGAAGCAAGCTAATGCAAGAATGGGTTACTATATAAAAGAGGGCTATGATGTTTCCGACATATAGCATAGAAAAATATTTCTTGACACGAGTTCATAATTTTGGTATAATATATGATATTGTTTAATTGGGAAAAGATTAAAACAGAGAGCAAATATAAGGTTGGTGATATTCTTACTATCCTTCATATCTTGACGTATAAACTTCCACCAGTAAACAAGAATGACAGAATATATAAATATTGGCAAAAGAGTTTTCATGGACACAGTTTCCTTGTTAACCCTGAATGTTTGTTTATTCAAAGAAGGAGATATTCGGATAGCGAGATTGCCCAGTACGCAGGTATCGCGTCGCTGCGCAACTATTACGAGTATCAAAAAACAAAAGATACTACACTAGACCTCTTACACTTCTCAGGAAAGATAGAGGTTATTAAAAACAATAGATTACTACGAGTAGAGAATGATAGAATACATTTTCTGTTTGAAGAAATCACTAAAGGAGAAATGACATGGCATTGAGTTTTAATCAAGCTAAGGGCGAAGCCCAAAAAAATAAAATCGATAGTTACCAATATGTAGAAGGCGACAATATCGTAAGAATGGTCGGGGATATCTTACCTAGATATGTCTACTGGCTAAAAGGTGAAAACGGAAAAAATTTACCATTCGAATGTCTATCGTTCGATAGAAACACAGAAGCATTTAACAACGTAGAGAAGGATTGGGTTAGAGAATATCACCCAGAGCTTAAATGCGGCTGGAGTTATGCAATTCAGTGTATACACGATGGTAAAGTAAAAGTACTAAACCTAAAGAAAAAACTGCTAGAGCAAATTATGGTTGCAGCAGAAGACCTAGGTGACCCAACAGACCCTGAAACAGGGTGGGACGTTCACTTCAAGAGAGTGAAAACAGGACCAATGGCTTATAACGTTGAGTATCAACTACAAGCATTGAAATGTAAACCAAGACCTTTAACTGAAGCAGAGCAAGAAGCAATGACTGAGCTAAAGTCTATGGACGAAATCTTAACAAGACCAACTCCAGACGCTCAGAAAGAACTTCTAGACAGACTTAGAGAAGGCGCATCTAACTCAGAACCTGATAAAGCAATCAGCGATGAATTCGATATTTCTTAAAAGGATAAGTTCGTAATATGATTCTATTTACTGCAGATTGGCACATAAAATTGGGACAGAAGAATGTACCTTTGGAATGGGCGAAGAATCGTTATCAGATGTTTTTTAATCAAGTATCTGAAATTGAAGAAGATGTTGACCTGCATATCATAGGTGGGGATTTGTTTGACCGAATCCCCACTATGGACGAACTAAGTCTTTACTTTCAGTTTGTAAAGAATGTTAATGTACCTACAGTTATCTTTGATGGTAACCATGAGGCTACTCGTAAAAACAAAACATTTTTTACAAACTTAAAAGAAGTTACAGCAAGTATTAATCCACTGGTAGAAGTAGTGGACGAG